CAAAACTACTTGCAACAGAGAACCTTACAATCGAACATCGTAAAGTCACTACAGCATACTTTGATGTAGAGAAACGTATCTTATGTCTTCCTATCTGGAAGTCTGCTTCTAATACAGTATACGATTTACTTGTAGGACATGAGGTTGGTCATGCATTATTCACACCTGCAGACAAACTAAATGGTGCAGATAGATCATTCGTAAATGTTCTTGAGGATGCACGTATCGAACGTATGATGAAAGTCAAGTATCCTGGTCTTCGTAATACATTCTTCAAAGGTTATCAAGAGTTATGGAATGATGGGTTCTTCGGTGTATCAGATGACGATATAGAGCAACTATCTTTGATTGATCGTATGAATTTATTCTTCAAAGGTAATTCATCACTAGACTTTGATTCAGAAGAGCAGGTATGGGTAGATCGTGCAGCAACTACAAAAACTTTTCAAGATGTACTAGACCTAGCACGTGATATGATGGATCGTGCAGAGCAGAAAGATCAAGAGAAAGTAGATGAGACAGAACTTCCAGAGATACCATTCAACGGAGAGAAAGATGGTGATGGTGAGTATGAGTTAGGTGAAAAGCAACCTGCACCTAAAGGACAGGGAGAAGATGGTGACTCTCAAGGTAGTCCAGATCGAAGAGAGGATGAGATAGACTTTGATGATGACTATGAAGACGAGGGACTAGACTATGATACACAAACTACAGGTGAGCAAATAGGTGGTGGCACTACTCTAGGAACAGATTTTACAACAGTAAAAGAAACAGAGTGTGTCACAGAGGAAGCACTAGCAGAATCTATTGAGTCTCTTGTTGATGAAGATTCAAGAGAGTGGGTTTATCTTTCACTACCTAAGATCAAAGATATTAACAAAGTTATTATTGGACACAAAAAAATTCAAGAAGATCTAATACAACATTTTGATGATGAGTACAACAAAGACTTAGACCCAACAGAAAATAGTGATTGGAGACAACATCAAATCAAAGAGCAAAAAGCAGCAATTGATTTTTCTAAAGACCACTACTTAAAATTCAAGAAGTCAACTGGTAAGACAGTAAACTATCTTCTTAAGCAATTTGAAATGAAGAAGTCTGCTGACCAGTACAAGAGACAGGCAACATCTAAAACTGGTGTTATCAATACTCAATCTCTATACAAGTACAAGTTGACAGAGGATATCTTCAAGAAGATTACAGTAATACCTGATGGTAAGAATCATGGTCTTGTTATGTTCCTTGATTGGTCTGGTTCTATGAGTCAGTGCTTACTTGATACACTTAAGCAAACATACAACCTAGTATGGTTCTGTAAGAAAGCAAACATTCCTTTCAGAGTCTATGGTTTCCAGAGTGGATATCATTCTTCTTATAGATTTGGTTCATACTTACATGAGGGTTTTGAGCATCAAGAACATCAACTTGCAGTTGGTGACGATTTCAGATTACTTGAGTTCCTTTCATCAAGACAGAACAATAGATCACTAGAGAGTTCTATGAAAGCACTTTATATGCAAGTATTTTCAATGAACAACTACAACATCAAAGGATGTGAAAAGTATGGTCTTGGTGGTACTCCTCTAGCAGAAGCAATCTACTGTGCAAAAACAATCGTTGCACAAATGAAAGCACAAGAGAAAGTTCAGAAAGTAAATGTTGTATGCTTAACTGATGGTGAAGCAAATCCAATGAACTATACTACTAGACAATCTTGGGATGAAGATGATGATAGACTACGTTCAAGAAACGTTTGCAGTAGTTCTCATGTATTCGTTCTTCGTGATAAGGCAACTGGTTATCAGAAACGTCTTAATGGTAGTCCTTACCTAACCACTAAAGAGATCGTATCATACATGAGATCAATCACAGACTACAACTGGATAGGTATTCGTTTATGCTCTAAGTCTGAAGTAAACAGAGTAATCAGAAACATTACTGATAACTTTGATGACATTCAAAAGTATGATAAGTTATGGAAGAAAGAGAAGTTTATCTCTATCGTAGATGATGCAGGTTTCAATGAAGCATTCTTTATGCCTGATAGAAACAATGGTTCAGATTCTGAGGAACTAGAAATCAAACAGAAAGGTGTTGAAGCAACCAGAGCAGAGTTGAACAGAGCATTCAAAAAGCACATGAGTTCAAAGATGCAGAACAAAACCATTCTAAATAGATTCATTGCACAGATAGCATGATTGTTGATGACGTTGCACAGACCATTCGTAAGATAACGAGTGGTCTCCCTGATGTAAAACACTTACCAGAAGATCCTTACCGAAGTATTGTTAAGGATGATATCGTCATTAATAATGAAATGTGGACATGCACTGGTCTTAGAAAGATACATTTAGAAACTTGTAAAACAAAATACTTAGATGTACTTCACTGTGTATTATTTCCAGAACCCAGATATAAATTACCTATCTTTGGATGTGATATAATAGCAAACAATCGTATAGTCACTGCTGCTATCGTAGATATATCTCCTGTAAAAGGAGTTAGGGGAGAGTTCTATAAAGATATAAAACCAATAAGTGAAAGATATATGGATTTTGATTTCCGTAAACTACCTGAGTGGGCAGATATATTTTCTCCTCATTGTAAGTTTATGAGATTGCATAAGCAAACTGAACAGATAATGTATGTGCAATTATTGGAAGAGTATCTTCAAGTATATGTAAATGCAGTAAGTAAGGCAGAGAAGTGTATGGATATAGATGCTACCTATGATAGATATCAAGATCAGGTATATTATTGTCAGCAACAAAAACAAAATAAAAAAACTGAAGCAGTACTGGGTTCATGGTTTGACCCAACTTGGGCAAAACATTATATAGATAATGTATTATTTGATAAACCAAAACCCTTTGTTATCTTGTGACAATAAAATAGGTGTCCACTCAAGGCTTCATTTCTTATACAATGCATGCTATACTATGTGTATAGACAACAAAGAAAACCATGCCATTCCAAGCAAAATTCACAGAAGACGAACTACTCACATACTTCAAGCAGTTCGGTTCAGACATATCTGCAGAGAACGTTAAGTCTGCTGCAGCACACCTTGGTGTAAAAGTTCAGAGTGTCACAAAACGCATGAACAAAATCTCTCGCCTTCAGAAGGTAGGTCGTGGTAAGTGGTGCTTAACTGCTAATGAGATACTCAAAGCATATGAAGCACCTGCAGCAACAAAACCTGCACCAGAGACAAGATCATACATTCCTTCTAAGAATGCTGAGTTTGTACCATTTGGAAACTATAGTCCACTCAAGAAGATTATACAATCCAAGATGTTCTATCCTGCATTTATCACAGGACTATCAGGTAATGGTAAGACCTTATCAGTAGAGCAAGCATGTGCGATGCTCAACAGAGAACTTATCAGAGTAAACATTACTATTGAAACAGATGAAGATGATCTTCTTGGCGGTTTCCGTCTTGTTAATGGCGACACCGTTTGGCACAACGGTCCTGTTATCGAAGCCCTTGAACGAGGTGCAATCTTGCTCCTTGACGAAATCGACCTTGCCTCTAACAAAATCCTCTGCCTTCAGAGCATCCTTGAGGGAAATGGTGTTTTCCTTAAAAAGATTGGCAGATATGTTAGACCCACCGCAGGATTCAACGTCATCGCAACCGCAAATACTAAGGGTAAAGGTTCAGACGACGGAAGATTTATTGGAACTAACGTGCTCAACGAAGCATTCCTTGAGCGATTCCCTGTCACCTTCGAGCAAGACTACCCCTCTGCCTCAACAGAAACAAGAATCTTAATCAACAATGGTTGTGATAAAGATTTTGCAGACAACCTAGTCAAGTGGGCAGGTGTTATTCGTAAGACATTCTTCGATGGTGGTGTAGATGAGGTTATTACAACTCGTAGACTTGTACACATCACTCAAGCACACTCTATCTTTGGAGATAAGTTAACTGCTATCAAGAATTGTGTAGCACGTTTCGATGATGATACTAAGAACTCATTCCTTGATTTGTACACAAAAGTTGATGCAGGTGAGGAAATACTTGACAAAGAGGAGACCTCTGAGGTAGAATAACTGTATGAGAAAATTCAGTGAAGATGAAATCTTAAAAGAGATTTCTGAATATGTTGACAAAACCTACGGAGCACATTACTCTGTAGGTAGTGTTCAAACACTAGATCTTATTGAATCTGTCGGAGACGCTGAGGCATTCTGTAGGAGTAATATCCTAAAGTATGCCTCTCGCTATGACAAAAAAGGTACAGCACGTAAGGACATCATGAAGATAATCCATTACGGAATGCTACTATTACATTTTAATGATAAACATGACGGTAATTACCAAACCCACAATTGAAGTACTTAAGAACTTTTGTTCCATCAACAAATCTATTGTTATTAAACCAGGCAATCAAATTGCAACGCTCAGTATTAACAAGAACATACTTGCTATCGCTGATGTCGAAGAACAGTTTGATTCGCAAATCTCTATCTACGACTTGGGTGTATTCCTTGGAGGTCTATCTCTGTTTGACCAACCTAAGATCGATACAACAGCAGAAAATTATCTGACAGTAAGTGATACACATGGTCGCACAAAGACAAGATTTTTTTATGCTGACCCTGATATTATTACTCAACCTCCTGAGAAAGAAATTGAATTACCTTCAGTAGATGTCAAGTTTAATCTTGAAGCAGGTGTACTGAATCAATTACAACGTGCAGCAAGTGTATATCAATTACCTGATTTATGTTTGTTCTCTACTGACGGTGTAATGCAGTTGTCTGTCACAGATAAAAAGAATGACAGTTCAAATAGTTATAGTGTAGAAGTTGGAGAGTCTACAGAAGAATTCTGTTATTGTTTTAAAGTTGAGAACTTAAAATTATTACCAGGTACTTATCAGGTTTCAGTTAGTAAACATAATGTTGCATCATTTAAAGGTGATGGGATAAAATATTTTATAGCACTAGAACCAAATTCATGAACATATTCGTTACAGATCCATCCCCAACATTATCTGCTCAACGATTACCAGACAAACACATAGTAAAGATGCCATTAGAAACATGTCAGATGTTATCTATTGTTTGTTCTGAGAAGTGGGGTCATGGGTATGGTGACCTACATCGTCTCGATGGTCAACCATACAAGACAGAGAAAGGTGCATTTCGTAATCATCCTTGCACCATATGGGCAAATGAATCTACTGCAAATGCATGGTGGTTGCTTGCACATGGTCTTGCAATGTGTGTAGAATATACACATCGTTATAACAAGACACATAGTTGTGAATCAACATTGATGGAAGCAACAGAACTAATACCTTCTGCTGAGTATCCATACAAACCTACAACATTTGCATTCGCAGGTCCTGATCAATTCAAACATGATCAGACTATTGACATCTTTACTAAGTACAAAAGATACATTGCATCTAAACCTTGGGTTGCAACTAATTACCTTCGTGACCCATCTCGCAAACCCGATTGGGTATCCTAAATTATGAGTGATTTTTTATGGGTGGAAAAATACAGACCGAAGAATATCGAGCACTGTATTTTACCACCATCTGTGAAATCTACGTTCAAAAGTTTCGTAGAACAGGGTGAGATTCCCAACTTACTTTTATCAGGCACAGCAGGTGTCGGTAAAACAACTATTGCAAAAGCATTATGTAATGAACTAGGAGCAGACTTCTATGTCATCAATGGATCAGACGAGGGAAGATTCCTCGATACGGTCAGAAACCAAGCAAAAAACTTTGCTGCAACTGTATCACTTACAGCAGGAGCAAAGCACAAAGTCCTTATCATCGATGAAGCAGACAACACTACACCAGATGTACAACTCTTACTTCGTGCATCGATAGAAGAGTTCCAGAAAAATTGTAGATTTATATTTACTTGCAACTTCAAGAACAAGATTATTGAACCTCTACACAGTAGAACAACTGTAATAGATTTCAATGTTCGTGGTAAAATAAAACAACAACTTGCAGCATCATTCTTTGCAAGATGTAAAGGTATCCTTACTGCTGAAGATGTCACTTTTTCAGAGAAAGTTCTTGCTGAAGTTGTCAACAAATATTTTCCAGACTTTAGACGTACTTTAAATGAATTACAAAGGTATGCATCTACTGGAAGTATTGATACTGGTATCCTTGCTACTTTGGGGGATGCTAAGATTGATAGTTTAGTTTCAGCATTGAAAGCAAAGAAGTTTAATGATGTCAAGAAGTGGGTCACACAAAATATAGATAGTGATCCTCAATCTATTATGAGAACATTATATGATAGTCTTGCTTCTATCATGACACCTCCTAGCATTCCTGCAGCAATTCTAATTATTGCAGACTATCAATACAAGGCAGCATTTGTTGTCGATCAAGAGATTAACCTATTGGCATGTTTAACTCAAATCATGGTGGAGTGTAATTTCGATGTATCTTAAAACTCCACTAAGATATCCTGGCGGTAAGTCTCGTGCTGTTAAAAAGATGGCACCATACTTTCCTGACTTTAATAACTACAAAGAGTTTCGTGAACCATTCTTAGGTGGTGGTAGCGTTGCTCTGTATGTGTCACAGATGTATCCTCACTTGGATATATGGGTAAATGATTTGTATACACCTCTAGCAACATTCTGGAAGGTCTTACAGACAGAGGGAATAGAATTATATAATGAACTTGTACAATTAAAGACAAGACATCCAGACCCTGCCTCAGCAAGAGGTTTATTCAATGATGCAAAAGACTATCTTGCTCAAGGTAAAAAAGAAGATTTTCATATTGCTGTTTCATTTTATATAATTAACAAATGTAGTTTCAGTGGTCTATCTGAGTCTTCATCATTTTCTCCTCAAGCATCAGATTCAAACTTCTCAATGAGAGGTATAGAAAAACTTAGGTTCTATGAACAAGTGATTCAGAAATGGTCTATCACACATCTCAGTTATGTTCATATGATGCCAAACAGTAAAGAGGTATTTACATACTTAGATCCTCCATATGAAATCAAATCAAAGTTGTATGGTAAGTCAGGTAGTATGCACAAAGGATTTGATCATGATGAGTTTGCCCATGCATGTAATACATGTATAGGAGATCAGATGGTATCTTACAATTCTTCTAACTTAATTAAAGATAGATTTCATGGGTGGAATGCACATGAGTATGACCACACATACACAATGAGATCAGTAGGTGATTATATGACAGATCAACAACAACGTAAGGAACTTGTATTAACTAATTATGGCATACGATGAACGCTATCCACTAAAGGATTATCTAAACTCTATCAATCTTAATAAGAATAATCTTATGGATGAAGATAGTGATCCTGCATGGAAGTCAAAGTATCCTGCGTACATAATAAACAAGTGTATGTCACATCATATGGATACTGTGATGTATGCCAATGAGATGAATCAGTATTCATTTCTAGATTCAAAAATGCAATATGATTTTTATATACATATTGTTAGACCGAAAAGGAGATTTTCTCCTTGGGGTAAAAAAAAGAAGATAGATGATCTCGACCTTGTGAAAAGGTACTATGGATATAGTACAGATAAAGCAATACAAGCACTTAGGATCCTATCCCCAAACCAAATTGATTACATTAAAGACAAACTGAACAAAGGGGGTAAGAAATGATTACTGAAGTACCGTGGACTAAGGATGATATGGTGGAGATATCTTTAAAGGAACCTGACGATTTCTTAAAGGTAAGAGAAACTCTCACTAGGATTGGGGTAGCATCCAGAAAAGAAAAGAAGTTATATCAATCATGTCACATACTGCATAAGAAAGGGCAGTATTACATAGTACATTTCAAAGAGTTATTTGCACTTGATGGTAAGAGAGCAAATTTATCTGAGAATGATGTACAAAGAAGAAATAGAATTATTAAACTTTTATCTGATTGGGGTCTTGTAGAGATCGTTAAAGTAGATGAAGTTAAAGATGCAGCACCTCTGAGTCAGATCAAGGTCATAGCATATAAAGAAAAGCATGACTTGACACTTGAGTCTAAGTATAACATAGGTAAAAAGAAATCAGTTAATGAATGATAACTATCGTTGGCGACCAGAGTGGATTAGGTCACCTGGTTGGATCTTCGCTGAAGTTCCCGATGCAGTTCGTGCTGAGTTAGAAACTTGTATAAATGAAAAAGGTGGTGATGCTCGCAATACTTTAGGTGGGCATCTTGAACAATCTTGGCATCTTCCTATAAGGGAACATACCAAAGAGTTCACAAAAGATTTAAGTTGGAATTACATTAAAGAGTTTGGAACTACACTCAGTATGGGTTTTGGAGAAGAACTTCATGATCCTGAGAAGGTAGACTTTGAATTGAAAAAATTATGGGTCAACTATCAAAAGAAACATGATTTTAATCCTTTACATATTCATTCTGGTATTTTTTCGTTTGCTATTTGGGTGGTAATCCCATATGATATGAAGAAAGAGACGGAGAGATATAAAGAATGTAATAATCAGGAGACAGCATCTTTTCAGTTTCAATGGAATAGTCCTTTAGGAGGACTGGATGCTCAACATATCCCATTAGATAAATCATGGGAATGGAAGATGGCACTATTTCCATCCAGAATGTATCACGGAGTCAATCCATTCTATACTTCAGATGACTACAGAGTGTCAATATCAGGAAATCTATATATAGTAGATAGATAACAAAATATCATGGCAGAAGCAGTAAAAGAAAAACCAAAAAATCTCTTGACAAAAATTAAAGAGAGTGTTGATGATAAAGAAGAGCAACTGATGTACTTAGCGACACTCATAAGAGTGATCGTTCTCATCTGGTCCGCAGGAATTTTAACTTTGAACTACGTTAAAATACCAGGTTATGATGCAGGAGAAAAGATTGATCCAACTTTCATAGCTTCGGTCTTCACAGGCACTTTAGCTACTTTTGGCGTTCAAACGGGAGGCAAGAAGAAGAAAGGTGATGCTGAACCTGGCAGTGCTAACATATCTAAAAAGGATATGGAGTTTCTTATTGCTAAGGCATCTGAAACTGCACCTGCTCAAACCATCAGGATTGAATCTGCTCCTGTAAAAATTGTCCCAAACGATAAGTAAACATCATGCAAAAAATTATTAACGGAATCGCTATCTTCTCAGGTGCAGTAGCACTTGGTATAGTTGGTCTTGGTGGATATGTGTTCATCAGAAAGGATGCCATCATTGATAGTGTTAAAGAAAAAGCAATGGAAGCAATCATGCCTTCCGTAGGTGGTGGCATTGAGAGTGCTCTTCCAGATGTCACTGGTGCACCAGTTCCCTTGCCTTCAATGCCATGAACATTAAATGGATATCGTTTGGTGTAGTAGGCAGTCTATTCGCTGTATCACATATTGGTATGATCGGATATATTGCTTCAAGAAAAACCGAACCTCAATTACCTACAATTAATATTCCAACAACAGACTACTCTACCTATCATGCAGAGGTGAGTACAGATGGATATAAGATTTCTTATAAAGCAAACGATCCTAAGACAATGTATATCACTAAAGATATCAAAGAGAAAGCAGGTTTCTTAGGACTAGCAAACAATACAACCAAGGTTGTTGAAGAGTATGTTATGGATGGTCAGACTAACCAAGGCGGTCCTGTATCTAACAATAGATCTTGGATTGATCAACCACCTGGTTTGACAGCATCACAGACAGAAGAGATAGTTGCTGCCCGAAAAAGCGAAGCATGTATCAAAGCAATCGGAACTGCTGAAGGAACTGGTAGGTTGGTCGGGACTAGCATTGGTGCTGCTGCTGCTCCTAGTCTTGCCTCTATTCCCTTTGTTGGTTGGGTTGCTGCTGGCTGGGTGGCAATGTTTGGTGGTAATCAGGGAGCTGATATAGGTGGCAATATGGCAGAAGACCTAAATAAAAATTGTTAGATTAAAATTATGAAAAAAACAGAGACTGCGGAGCAGTTGCTACAAAGGTTCTCTAAAAGAACTATGCAACTATCCTCAAGGAATGCTGAGTTGAAACCTGCATACGATGAGTATGTAAAAAACGAGAGAGCATTAGCAAGATTAGAAGGTTCTGTGCAAGCGGTAGAATATATGGCATATGGTAAGATGCCTGGTGATGGCAACCATGATGGTATGAAAGATCATAAACCACACTAATTTTTCTTACCTTTTTTCTTTGGACGTTTGAAAGGAGGCAAACCTTTTTTCTTACGATACTCATTACATTGCAACTCATTACGACTTAACTTAGGTGGTTCTTTACCGAACTTCTTCTGTATAGTCGTAGTGAGTTTTTTTATTGCAGGTTTTATAACTCTCAACAATAATGGTGTTGCAGCAGCAGATGCTGTAGCTACCACTGCTATCGCTGCTGTAGTTGTGGCTTGATTTGTAGAAGGTAAAAATCTCTCGACTGCTGTAGTATCCTCATACAATACCACACATTGCCCATTTTGAATTTCATGACCTATAACTCTCTCCTTTCCATTCTGAGTTAAATCACCAACTCTAGGTTGATTAGGTGCAGGACATTCATCCTCTTTAGGTATCGGTGGAACCTCAGGTGTATCTACCTCTGGTGCAGGTGGTGGTTCTACAACAGGAGGTGGTGGTGCTTCTATGACCATCTGTAATTGGTCAGGTGTATAATCCATTGGATTATATGATGGCATTTGTGCATCACAAAATACCAAGGTGTTATCTTCATCTTCTTTAATTATGTCATTATTCCTATCACTAAACTCATGTGTCTCAACGCAACCAGGCATGTCAATAATAGGATTACCTATAATGACTGTAGCAGGTGGTGCCTGAGGTATTGAAGTCTTTGGATGATCAACTAACCATCTAGGAATATCTCTTATGAATACTTGATTAGTTCCTATATTGAATACCTGATCTGCTCCTATGGTTTGAACACCATCATCATGAACATGTATTCTCGGTATCTCCATTACTTATTACCAATAGATATTTCTTTTAGAGTAGATGCGTCACCAGAAGGAATAATTACTTTCTTTAAAGGTATGTTATGTGCATGTGGAGCTATGTTATTTACATTCTGTACAACAACATCAGCACATATACTATAGTATGGTGATTTTGGATGGAATGATATACCCTCTTTTATTAGAGAGCCGCAATTTTTCAATCTTGCGATCTCAAAGTCTAATCTTTTATTCGCAACTGTTTGATTCATTAATGCGATATTTGCTGCTGCTGCCTCTTTACATTGTGCTTGTAGTTTCTTATCTAATGGTCTAGACCATGTTGCAGATACACCTACTGATAGACTATAATTATCTTTCTGTGCTGTTCTTGTAGGAACATGATATAAAATATTACCTGGATTGTCTAATACACCATCTTCATCTAAATCTGACATATCATAAACAGGATCCAAATAGTATGGTTCATATGGTTTTTGTGCTGATGCGGTTCCTGTCACATAGGGGGTAATATTCATGGTAGCACCTTGGCACTGTATACCATTACCATAAGTGTTAGTTATATATGGTCCTTGTAAGACTTGTATAGCTTGATTGGTTACTGAGCCTGAAGAATTGGCAATCGGAGATGCTGTTGCACTTACACCACCAACAGTCTCTGCCATGGCTGATGGCATAAACCCAGTCATAGCAAGGGATATCGCTACTGACTGAAGATACTTGTTGTATCTGTGACCGAAGTTACGGTGGTTTCTCTTTGTATTACTGTGTGATTTGAGAGACCTGGGCCTTGATACGTTTCCGTATATTGAAACGCTGCACCTGGTGTCTGTATCGTGAAGCTGGGTTTGTCGCTTATTCCCGTCCATGTCGAATTCACTCCTTCAATAGTATTAACTTGGGTTGCATTAATAGGTGATAAATCATCATCTGTAGTTATACCATGGCCACTGACCGACCATTGATAGCCTGTGTTATAATCCATCGAATTTATGGTCTCTGTCACCGTGGAAGTCGTTTCCGTGTGGGTGGTCATCGAGCCTTGTTGGAAATTTGGCACCACAGGCACTGCTATGACTGGGTTTATGGCACCACCCATAGCTATCAGTAGGAATAACTTACACGTATTCCTCATGATTATTAGTCAAAAATAGTAATTTCGCTAACGAACTGACCTGTCAACGAGTTACCTGCACCGAGAGTTCCTGCTCCACTTGTGCCCTGATTTATCGTGATAGTATGACCATTTGTGATTGTTCCTGGTGCACCTGTTCCTGCTGTTCCACCGCTTTGTGTGGTGATATCACCCCAAGTAGAAGCACTTGCAGAAGAACTATCACCCTGTTGCCATGATTGGGCAAAGGAGAATGATCCTGTACATGCTAGGTCACTACCAGAAGTTGATCCTGTGCATCCATTTTGAACACCAGTAATTGTTCCAACTGTTCCAACACCTGTAGTAGCACTATAAGTGTTAATACCAATACCACCATCTACAGCACTACTACCACTGGCAGCAGGTGTATGTGTTGTGATCACGTTGTTTCCAGAAATAGAATAACTGTTTCCAACTCTTGTCTGAGTTACGATTTGAGGTTCAACAGTCAGTTGCAAACTGGATTGATGTCTTGTGCTCAAACCACCTGCATTTGCTGCAGTGCCCAAAGTCAAAAGCATAACGATAGGTAAGAATTTCTTCATTTTCTTCATAGAGAATCCTTCACTATATAGGTGAGAAAAACCTTACTAAAATGTTCGGAATGTACCATTTACCTAGTCCTAACGATATGGTTAAATAGTATTGTCGCCTTCGGGGACACAAACTATACTCGCTTATTTAAGGAGAACTATGAACTATCTAACAAGATGGACTACAAAGGACATCGACAAAATTTTTGACGCTGCAACTAGATACAGCGTAGGATTCGACGATCTATTCGATAGATTCCATGCATATGGTACAGGATCAGTACAAGGACAATATCCACCATATAATATCGTAAGGGAATCAGATGAGAAATGGAGAATTGAACTAGCATTAGCAGGATGGAAAAAGGAAGATATAGAAGTATCAACTCAACAAAATGTCTTGTGCGTTAAATCAAGAGTACAGGAATCAAAACCTGATGCAGAGGAATATGCACACAAAGGTGTAGCAGCAAGAACCTTTACAAGAGGATTCAATCTTTCAGATGATGTAGAGATTGGAGAGATCAAACATGAAAATGGTCTACTAACCATAGAACTAAATAAGGTTATTCCAGAACACCAGAAACATAAAGTCTACGATATCACTTGACATTAGAGTGTTCAGATGATATCATTATATGATGAAAGAATTCTGGAAGATCTGGAAGTATGCTCTTGGATCTTTTAATGACGAAACTACAAAGAAATATGATAACTGGATCTGTGCTATCAGAACTATTATTATGATTCAACTTGTTGTCACTAACTGCTTTATTGTTGGTGGCAACATTCGTCATTGGAACGATCATCATATTCCACCATCATACACAACAAATGGCAAGTCTAATTAGTAATATGCCCGCAGAAGAAGTGTGGGTAAGGAAAGAATATTTGACTGACTTTGAGTCTGGTCATGGCGAATTTACACCAGGTGTCTGGGTATCATGTAAATCAATGCCTGGTCGGGCATTTTATTTTGAGACATACTTACCAGAGTATGCAGCAATATATGATAAACTACCAATTAGTGCATTTGTAAGTAGACCTGAGACACCAAAACCAGATATGGATTTACCTAATCTACAGTTCTGGAATTGTATGGATTATGGTGTCACAACTATATGCAAGCAATTTATAGGGTCTATGGATTATGAACTATATACTAGAGACTTTGGATCACAGTTAGGTAAGTATGTTATTACAATAGATAATTATCATGATGAACCTGATACTCCAGACTATAGCACAGCAGAAACACCATCAGAACACAAGAGTCATAATTTAATAGCACTGAACAATGGTCAGTTTGCACTATATCCTAACAATAGGATGAGAATATATGATAACTCTTTGACTCCTAAGAACCCTAAGATGCCAGACTTTAAAGTATCTACTCAGATCTTTAGTGTGGAACGTGGTCACATGGAGAGGTATGGTGATACAAACGATTACCACTACGGAATACAAGATGAGAAGCAATTATCTGAACCTAAAACCGAATAACTATGAAGGTGAAACAGAACTCTTAACACTAGAGTTGCCAACTTACCAAATTAATGGTATAATGCATCTATGCATACCCATCGCAGAACAAAAAAACACAAACGCTGAAAGAATCTTAAAAGATCTTATCAAAGATTGTGCTTATCAAATATCAGAATCAAACAAAAGTTATGAGCGTAAGAGTCGTAAGAATGCGAAACGGTGAAGATGTCATCGCAGACGTTTTTGAAATTGCATCAAAAGATGAACCAGAGAAAGCAGTAGCTTTTAGAATGGATCATCCCTACAACGTTCATGTTGTAGAAACTGACCAAGATCTTTTAATTGAAACAGAAGGTGTGCATCAAATGCGTTCACCAGAAATACAATTTATACCTTGGGCACCTTTGAGCAAAGATAGAAGGGTTATCCTTCGACTAGATGAAATCGTAAGTGCATACGACACTTATCCTGAGGTCATCGACAAATACAATGAATTAGTAGAGGCAGCAAATGGAAGAGGAAACACCAACTCTGGAAATGGAACAGGAACAATCGGTAGTCCGACTAATCTTGTTGAGACAACGGAGTGAATACCTTCTAGCAAAGATAACTGAGTTAGATGAAGAACCTGTATATCTTCTTGAAAGATGCTACGAAGTATCTGAAGAGGGAGAACTCATACCATTTCCTAAGCATAGTTCACAACGTGACATCTTCTTGACATCTGATGTAGTTTTGACTATACTAGAACCTAGTCAAACTTTGTTGGACAAGTATAACGCATGAGTAAGTTCTATACGAACATTCAATTAGCAGGTGATACAATTCTATATCGAGGGTACGAAGACGGAGAACCAGTCCAGTTTCGTACCCATTTTTCTCCTACATTATATGTGACATCTAATCGTAAAGAAAAGATGAAAACTCTCACAGGGAAATATGTCAGACCCATAGATTTTCAAACTGCTAGAGAAGCAAGAGAGTTTATCAAAACATATAATGGTGTAGAAAAGTTTGAGGTTCATGGGTATGAACGTTTCGTGTATCAGTATATCAGGAAAGAGTTTTCTGATGAAGTTGATTATCATATTGACCAGATGAAAATCTATGCATTGGACATCGAGGTTCAATGTGAGAATGGATTCCCTGATGTAGAAGCAGCAGCAGAAGAAATGCTTTCTATTACCATTAAAGATATGGTGACTAAAAAGTTTTATATCTGGGCAGTTCGTGAATTTGAAACTGAGCATGAACACTACATATATGATAGTGAGAGAGATATGCTCAAGGGTTTTCTTGAGTGGTGGGTGCACAATACACCAGATATCTTGACAGGATGGAACGTAAACCTTTATGATGTACCATACATCGCCAGAAGGTTAAATAGAATATTGGGTGAAAAATGGATGAGATCATTGTCACCTTGGAACCGAACAAACGAGAGAGAAATTTATGTTCAGGGAAGGAAGAATTATGCTTATGATGTCAGTGGGATTAACATTCTTGACTATCTCGATCTTTATCGCAAGTTCACTTATAGTAATCAAGAATCCTACAGACTTGATCACATCGCTTTTGTCGAACTAGGACAAAGGAAGTTAGATCATAGCGAGTATGAAAACTTTAGAGATTTTTATACAAGAGATTGGCAGAAGTTTATAGAATATAACATCCAAGACGTTGAGTTGATTGACAGATTAGAAGACAAGATGAAGTTGCTAGAACTAGCAATCACTATGTCTTATGATGCTAAGGTAAACTTTGAAGATGTATATTCACAGGTTCGTATGTGGGATACAATGATCTTTAATTATCTTGCTGACAAGAATATTGTACCTCCCCCTCGTAAAGGTTCAAAGAAAGACGAGAAGTATGCAGGTGCATATGTAAAAGAACCTGTGCCTGGCAAATATGATTGGGTTGTATCATTTGATCTTAATAGTCTATATCCTCATCTTATTATGCAGTACAATATATCTCCTGAGACACTCTGGGAGACTAGACATCCTAGTGCAAACGTTGAGAAGTTATTGAATCAAGAGATAGATCTATCAGGTGACTTCGCTGTGTGTGCTAACGGTGCACAGTATCGTAAAGATATAAAAGGTTTCTTGCCTGAGATGATGGAAAAGATATACACTGAACGTGTCATCTATAAGAAGAGAATGATACAGGCAAAGAAAGATTATGAGAAAAAACCCACCAAACAATTAGAAAAAGATATAAGTAAATTCAACAACATCCAGATGGCAAGAAAGATTCAATTGAACTCTGCCTATGGTGCTGTTGGCAATCAGTATTTTAGATACTATAATTTACTTAATGCTGAGGCAATTACTCTTTCTGGTCAGGTATCTATCCGTTGGATTGAGAACAAGATGAACCAGAAGATGAACAAAATACTAAAAACGGAGGATGTTGATTATGTCATTGCTAGTGATACTGATAGTATCTACCTCAATTTGGGTCCTCTGGTCGAGGGTGTATACAAAGGGAGAAAAGAAACTGATGAGGTCATTGTTGGGTTCATTGATAAGGTCTGTTCGATGGAACTTGAGCCTTATATTGAGAGTTCTTATGAAGCGTTGGCAAAATACGTAAACGCATATGACCAGAAGATGTTCATGAAACGTGAGACCATTGCCAACAAAGGTATATGGACAGCGAAGAAGAGATACATCTTAAATGCATGGGACATAGAGGGTGTAAGATTCCAAGAACCCAAACTAAAAGTCATGGGTATTGAAGCGGTCAAGTCATCTACACCAGGTGCTTGTCGTGACAAGATTAAAGAGTGTCTCAAAGTCATCATGAATAATGATGAAGAAGATGCACAGGAGTTTATTGCACAATTTAGAGAAGAGTTTAATGAGTTGCCCATCGAAGACATAGCATTTCCTAGAGGATGCAATGGGATAAATAAGTGGGCGAACCAAACAAGTATCTATAGTAAGGGTACACCCATTCATGTGCGTGGAGCATTACTATACAATTACCATAATACAAAACAACGATTGACTCACAAGTACCCCCTCATTCAAGATGGGGAAAAGATTAAGTTCATCTATCTGAAGACACCTAATAAGATATCAGAGAATGTTATTTCGTTTCCAAATACTTTCCCTAAGGAATTTGGACTTGA